ACCAATGCTTGGTTCTTGATGACTGACGTACCAAACGGTCTGAAGCACTTCACTCGTGCGCCAATGGCGACTTCGATGGATGCTGACTTTGATACAGGCAACAGCCGCTACAAAGCCCGCGAGCGTTACAGCTTCGGTGTATCTGACCCATTGGGTATCTTTGGTTCTCCCGGCGCGTAAGCGTTTAGAGAACTTGGTAAAGGGGGGCTGCTTCGGTGGCCCCTTTCTTTTTGTTGACTTAGTTACCACCTCAGTGGTACTTTGCTAATTATCGGGAACATCCCGTGGATCTGACAGGCCCGACTGACGACATGCAGACAGATCCACTTAACTCGCATGTGAGGACATATTCATGGCGAATACCACCTTTTCAGGTCCAGTGACCTCTACCAACGGCTTTGTTGGTGATATTAAAGTTCCAACTTATACCGTAGCTAACGCTCCATCTGCTTCTTCTGCAGGTGCAGGTACAGTTGTGTTCGTTTCAAACGGTGCGGCTGGTTCCGCTATCTTGGCTTTCTCTGACGGAACAAACTGGAAGCGTTCTGACACAGGCGGCACAATCGCAGCATCGTAAGGGGGTGAAGCATGAGTGATCGGTTTCAACCGCCTAGCGAAGAAGAACTAGCAGCTCGTGGTTTGGGGACATCTAAAGTCCGTGCCCGTAACACAGATGGTACGCTTAAAGCAGACGATCCTTCTACGCCTGATGTAAATGAGGCATGGGAAGATAAACCTGCTACTAAGAAGCGTGGTCGTCCTAAAAAGAAGAAGGACTAACATATGTCTTCTGATGTATTAACCAAACGTGTAGCAGGCACAGGATCGCTAGGTGTAGGCCCAGCGCGAGTTCGTCAGGTGCAGGTTTTAACAGGTGCAGGTGCGGGGCGTCTTACAGTTACTAACGGTAACGGGGGCACTACAGTGTTGGATATTGATTTTCTAGCGTCTGACTCCCACTCAATCAATATTCCTGATGACGGTATTCGCTGTTCCTCAGACGTGTACGTGTCTGTGGCGACAAACATTACTGCCATGACTTTCTTCTATAGTTAGGAGGGTGTTATGCGGGCGTATTATAAAAAAGGTGGGGGTGTAAAATCCCCCGCTTGGACCCGTAAAGAAGGTAAGAGTGAGTCTGGCGGGTTAAACGCTAAGGGTGTTGCCAGCTATCGGAAAGCTAATCCCGGTAGTAAGTTACAGACCGCTGTTACCACAAAGCCCAGCAAACTAAAGAAAGGTTCTAAAGCTGCCAATCGGCGAAAGTCTTTCTGTGCACGTATGAAGGGTATGAAGAAACGCAACACAAGCGCAAAGACAGCTAACGATCCTGACAGCCGTATTAATAAGAGTTTGCGGAAGTGGAATTGTTAGATGGCTATCAGTCGTGCCCAGATGGGTAAACAAATACAATCGCCTCCCTCCAAAGTTTCTCAGAAACGGAAGAAGAAGGTTGCAAAAAAACGTAAGAAGGAACTTAATGCCGTACCTAACAAGTAACATTCCATACTTTAAAGCATGGGTGCGCAGGGAGTATACGAAAAACTTAGAAGGCTACCACGGAGAATTTTTACACGCTATGGTCGTTGCAGTAACCACAATGCCAAATAGAACACTTAGTTTTCAAGTGATTTTTACTGGCTGCGAGTCTGATGACACAGATGAACCTAACGTTCATGGCGGAGCTATGTGGGCACGTATGCCCCTCACGGCGCTGGTTGCTGATACACCACTAGAAGAGTGGCCTACTGAATTACCACCATATTTAGCGCAACCGTGGGATTGTATGTCACACACGCATAGTGTGTATAAGATAGAACGCGCTTCTCCTGCACCGTGGATAGCCAAAGTAGATGGCGAGTTTTACCCTGCTAAGTATTACTTCACTGTTGATTATACTGATAGTGAAGTGGCTGATGACCCAGCGCAGCACAAACAAAGCCACGTACTTGAATTGTTAGACGCTGGAGAGTACACAGGTAATATAGTAGCTCTACCAAATAATCGGGTTCGTGTTACGCACCCTGCGTGGTTTGAAACGGGCCAAGGCGCTCCAGACTTTAAACCAAACCAACATTCATATGGCTCTAAAGAAGATGTAGATTACGTCTGGGATACAGGCCGAGTATTTAACAACCTATACAAGGATGCTGACAATGAAAATGAAGAGTAAGGGCTATAAAAAAGGCGGCAAAATGAAAAAGTACCAAGCTGGTACTATGGTTAGCCCTGATGAACGCGCTATTGAACGTGGTAATGCCGCTATGGATCGGATTAGTGAAGAGGGTACCACGAACATGATGGAGTCCTCTACCCCCACACGCCCTAAAGCTAAACCAGCGCAACCGGGATCAAAGCGGCCACCTAAACGCCCTAATGCTATGGATGGACGCCGCAAGGGCGATATTAAAACAGAAGAGCTTTTAGGTGGTAAGACTAAAGCGGAGATAAACGCTGCTATTGACTCTGGTAAGAACCCAAAGAAAAAGCCCCCTTTAAAAGCTACCGTTACCCCATCTAAAGCTACAGGTGCGTTAGCAAGGGCTGCAAAGTCTGGTCTATTAGGTGTACCGGGAGCAGTAAGCAATGCGGGTGTAGCGGCAGGTAAAGCTGCTAAGTCGATCCTAAAACCTACGCGAGATGGTGAGGCGATGACTACAAAATCTCTCTTGCAACCCCGTGCTGACGGTACTGGGCTAACCACCAAGCCTGAAAAGATGAAAGCTGGCGGCATGATGAAGAAAAAAGGTTATGCAGCAGGCGGTATGATGAAAAAAGGCTACAAAAAAGGTGGTAAAGTTCGTGGCGCAGGTATTGCCCGTAAGGGCGTGCGTCCAGCTAAAATGAGGTAGCTCATGGACTTTGATGACGAAATAAAGCGCATGAAAGACCGTGCCTTTAAGAAGGAGCTAGAGTTTCAACGGAAGCTAAATCCTGATGTGGATAAGGTTAAACAGGAATCTCAAGTTCGCAAAGGCGTGTATGGGCGTGGCGGTGGTGGCGGGGCCATGCTTGATCTTACGCAGCGCCCGGGGGGTATGCGTATGCCGCCAAAAAAGAAGTTGAAGGCTGGTGGCAAAATTCGTGGTTATGGTTTAGCCCGTGGTGGCAAAGCCTGTAAAATGAGGTAGCTATGCGTAGATATTACAAATCCGATGGCTGCGGCTGCTCCAAATGTAGCAAAGGTTACAAGAAGGGCGGCACAGTTAAAGATGCGTGTTACCACAAGGTGAAGGCTTCATATAAGGTTTTTCCAAGCGCATATGCGAGTGGAGCTATCGCAAAATGTAGAAAGAAAAAGGCGGGCAAGTAATGGCTGTTCGTAAAACCGCAAAAGGTGCTGCACTTAAACGCTGGTTCAAGGAGGACTGGAAAGATGTTAAAACAGGCAAGCCGTGTGGCCGTAAAGAAGGTGAAAGCCGTGGTACACCGTACTGTAGACCATCTAAACGAGTTTCTAGCAAAACTCCAAAAACTAGCGGGGAAATGACGAAGGCTGAGAAGAGCAAACGTATAGCGCAAAAGAAGCGTTTAGGACAACCAGCGGGTAAACCCAAACGTGTAGCCCCGTTAAAGAGGCGTAAGAAATGACTACATCAGGCACCACAGCGTTCGATATGGACTTCACCGAGGTAGCGGAGGAAGCATGGGAACGTGCGGGCCGCGAGATGCGTTCAGGGTATGACCTACGTACCGCCCGTCGCTCTATGAACCTGATGACTATAGAGTGGCAGAACCGTGGTATTAACATGTGGACCATTGATTCTGGTACGATAAACCTAGTAGAAGGCACTACACAATACACTTTGCCAGCAGATACTATTGATTTGCTTGAACACCAAATACGTACTAATAGCGGCAATACTTCGACACAATCTGACCTTACCATAAGCAGAATCAGTGTAAGTACGTACGCGTCTATACCTAACAAGTTAACACAAGGGCGTCCTATACAGCTTTATGTTGAGCGTTTACGTGATGCGCCCAAGGTAAATGTGTGGCCTGTGCCCGATAACAACAATTACGTGTTATACTATTGGCGTATGCGTCGTATTCAGGATGCTGGGTCTGGCGTACAGACAGCAGATATGAACTTCCGTTTCTTCCCGTGCCTTGTTGCTGGGTTGGCTTATCACATTGCTATGAAGGTTCCTGAACTGGCTGAACGTATACCGATGTTAAAAGCTGTGTACGACGAGCAGTTCGAGATGGCTGCGGGCGAGGACCGAGAGAAAACAGCGGCACGATTTGTGCCTAGAATAGGTAGGATTGCCTGATGACGACTAGGTTTGCATCAGCAAAGAAAGCGTTAGCGCTCTGCGATGTATGCGGGTTCCAGTACAAGTTACGGGAGCTAAAGAACCTGTTTGTGAAAGGCCGAGATACGAATATAAAGGCTTGTCCTGAGTGTTGGAGTCCAGATCACCCGCAGTTAAAATTGGGTGAGTTTCCTGTTGATGATCCGCAAGCTATACGTAATCCACGTCCCGATCAGAGTTTAGGAGCGTCTGGAGATACAAGTAGTCGTGGTATTCAGTGGGGTTGGAACCCCGTAGGTGGGGGGGATGATCCGTTTGGGCTTACCCCTAATGATTTAATAGGTGTTGGCCATGTCGGCCAAGTTACCGTAAGCATAGCATAGGAGATGAGTAATGGCTAAAAAATTAACTGACCTAACTGGAGATGGTAAGGTAACGCAAGCAGACGTATTAAAAGGTCGTGGTGTGTTTAAAAAAGGCGGCATGGCTAAAAAAGGTTATGCCAAAGGTGGTAAAATCAAGGTACGCGGCACAGGCGCAGCGACTAAAGGTTTGTACGCACGGGGGCCAATGGCATAAGCTATGAATTATACCGAGCTGAAAACTAACATCGAAGACATCTGTGAAAACTCGTTTACAGATGACCAGCTCGCTATGTTCACACAGCAGGCTGAACAGAAGATATATAACACAGTGCAGATACCTGCGTTGCGTAAGAATGTTACAGGTACGGTGACAGCAAGTAATAACTACTTGTCTTCCCCAAGTGACTTTTTGTACAGCTACAGCCTCGCTGTGGTAGACGGTAGTGGTGTGTACCATTATCTCCTTAACAAAGATGTAAACTTTATGCGAGAAGCGTACCCCAACCCAACATCAACGGGGTTACCAAAACATTACGCCTACTTTGATGATGACACGATCATCCTTGGACCCACCCCAGACAGTTCATATGCTATGGAATTGCACTACGGATACTATCCGCAATCTATTGTTACTGCGGGTACTACATGGCTTGGTGAAGAGTTTGACTCCGCACTACTAAACGGAGCTTTGATTGAAGCTATACGCTTTATGAAGGGTGAACCAGATATTGTTGCAATGTATGAGAAGATGTACTTGCAAGCTATCGCGCTACTTAAAACCTTGGGTGACGGCAAACTACGTGAAGACGCATATCGCTCGGGGCAGTTCCGAGTGCCAGTAAGTTAAGGAGACAGAAATGGCAATTACACAAGCAATGTGCACATCCTTCAAAGTCGCTCTATTGGACGGCGAGATGGATTTTAGCGCAGACACATCACAAACTTTTAAAATCGCTTTGTATACTAGCGCAGCGGATTTAAGCGCCGATACGACGGCGTACAGCGTCACGAACGAGGTGTCAGGTACAGGATACACCGCAGGGGGTAATACGCTTACTATATCTACTGCCCCTACTAACGGCGGTTCTGGTACTACAGCGTTCTTAGGTTTTGCTAATACGACGTGGACTGACGCCACGATTACAGCTCGTGGAGCGTTGATCTACAAAGTGGGCGGCACTAACCCTGCCGTTGCTGTACTTGATTTCGGCGCAGATAAAACTTCTACAGCGGGTGACTTCCAAGTTCAGTTCCCCACAGCGGACGCTACAAACGCTATTGTACGTATCGCTACTCCGTAAGGTGGCTAGATGCCGTCTTCTGTAGAATACGTAGGTTGGGGTTCGGGTGCTTGGGGCCAAACGGCTTGGGGCACTGACCTAACTATTGTCTACGTTGATGGCGTAGCAGCCGAAGGTGCTATAGGCACTGTTCCTGTAGACGCAGAAGCAAACGTCGCAGTTACAGGCGTAGAAGCGGTAGGTCGCATCAATGATGTAAGTGTTGATGCTGAAGCCGATGTACTCGTACAGGCTGTCAGTGCTGTTGGTTCTATAGGTACAGTAACGGTTAGTGCTGCTGCAGAGATACCAGTAACCGGAGTAGAAGCCGATGGTGCCATAGGCACTGTCACTATGACCGGAACGGCTAACATCTTCCCAACAGGCGTAGAAGCCGATGGTGAAATCGGTACAGCCACGGTTGACGCTGAAGCTAACGTAGCGGCCACAGGCGTAGAAGCCAATGGTGCTGTAGGCACTGTTACCATGACTGGTACAGCTAACGTATCACCTACAGGTGTGGAGGCTGATGGTGAGATAGGCGACGTATTTATCGCGTTTGGAATAACAATTCCAACCACGGGATTGCAGGGAGACGCAGAACTTGGTATTGTAGCCACATCAGCTAACGCAGATATATCTGTTACAGGGCTTGCAGCTACGGGAATTATTGGTTTCGCCAACGTATGGGGCGAGGTCGATGACGATCAAACACCTAACTGGCAGGCCATAACGACTACACAATCCCCCAGTTGGGGTGCTCCGTCTAATACGCAATCCCCGAGTTGGGGCGATATAAACGCTTCTCAATCTCCTTCATGGGGGATCGTATCTGAAACACAAACTCCAAACTGGCAAGATATAGCCGCATGAGGACTGAAACATGACAACGCAATACTCACCGATACTTAAACTTGCTCTGCCAGTTCAGGGTGAACTTAGCGGCACATGGGGCGACGTAGTTAATGACAACATCACGTCGATGGTTGAACAGGCTATCGCGGGCCGTGCGGTTATTGATACGTGGACCACAAACTCACACACACTCACCAGCGCCAACGGTACGACTTCAGAATCACGTTGTGCTATGTTGGAGCTTACCGATACGGGTACAGCGTTGTCTGGCGCGGGTACAGTTGTATGTCCTACAGCTTCTAAAATTTACATCGTAAAGAACGCGACTGGGCAAAATATCACCGTACAAACTTCTGGTGGTACGGGTATTCTCGTCCCTGATGGGCGCACTACGTTCTTGTTCTGTGACGGCACAAATGTCGTTGAGGCGCTCACACATACCACGTCTCTACAGTTGGGTACTAGCACAACAGTCACAGCGGTCCTTGACGAGGACAATATGGCCTCTGACAGTGCCACATCTTTGGCTACGCAGCAGTCAATCAAGGCTTATGTGGACGCGCAGGTTGGTGCCAACAACGAGCTATCTGAGGTTCTTGCTAACGGTAATACATCTGGTGCCAACGATATCATTGTAGATAACGGCCAGAAGATTACTACAAATACCATTGACGAGACCACAGCAGCGGCAGGTGTTACTATTGATAGCGTCCTGCTCAAGGATGATGGCGTCAATGCGACGAACTTAGAAGTAACAAACATCAAAGCGAACGACGGCACAGCGGCAGGTTCTATTGCAGATAGCACAGGTGTGGTCACGGTAGCGTCTGCGGTCCTTACAACAGCCGATATAAATGGTGGTACAGCGGATGGCGTAGTTATTGGTGGTTCGACTCCTGCAGCGGCTACGGTTACCACAGCGACAGCCAACACAAGTCTTACCATTGCAGGTACAACCACGGTCACTTCGATCCTTGACGAGGACAATATGGCCTCCGATGACCCTGCGGGTCTAGCGACACAACAGTCCATCAAGGCTTACGTTGACGCGCAGGTTGGTGCGAACAACGAACTGTCCGAGGTTCTTGCTAACGGCAACACGACTGGCGGTAATGACATCGTATTTAGCGCAGGAGACAATATTTCTAATGCTTCTGGAGACTTCACACTAGACGTTGCAGGAGATATTAATCTTGATTCTGACAGCGGCTACGTTCTGTTTAAAGACGCAGGGATAGAACACGCTAGAATATTTCAGAACAACTCTGGTGATGTAAATATTTCTTCTCAAATCTCTGACAAAGATATGAAGTTCTTAGGCAACGATGGCGGTGTAGGATTCACAGCCCTCACCCTTGATATGTCTGAGGCGGGTGCGGCTACGTTTAATTCTACTGTCACTGCAACTAACTTTAACTTTAGTGGTCAGCCTAACTACTCTGGCAGTTCTCTTGGAGTTTACGCGGGGGGTACATTCCTAAACACTTCTGCTGCCACTACTGGATTTTTAGGTGTTGGTGGTCAGGGCATGGTGAGTTGGTATACATCAGGCGTTGGTTTAGCAGGTGCGGTAACAATCAATGAAGCAGGAGCAGACGCCGACTTCCGCGTCGAGAGTGCCAGCAACGCTAATATGCTGTTTGTTGATGGTGGTAATAACCTTTTAGGTGTCGGGATGGCCCCTGATACTAATGTTACGTTAAGTGTTGGTGGAGCAGTTGGTACAACAAATGGTTCAGCAGCGTCACCTACGCACACATTTTACAGTGATCCCAATACAGGTATGTTTAGAAGGGGAGCAGACCAACTAGGTTTTTCTGCGGGTGGAACTGAATATGTGGCAATGGGTAGTTTTGGTGTTGCAACTGACAGTTTAACAAACGTAACC